GCTACCCATGTCGGCACCTAATCTAACCCAAATTTCCATAAAAAATCTACCTAGAAACATCAACAAGTTCACTTGGCACACAGTCGTTTACAAGCATCCCTTCGCGGAAGTCGATCTTCCGGCCTTCAAGGCCATTGCTTCGGCATCGGATGGTTGGAAGTTTGTTGGAGACTACAAGCGGCCGTACTCGATTGCATCTAACTTCGCCAATGTTGACGAATATGTCAAAGAAGCATTGTATCACTATGACGAAGATTTGTACGAGTCACTCAAGGGCTTCACGAAGTCACCCAGACTAGGACGAGCCTACCATTCGCTCCTCAAGTATTGCGGACAAACGATTTACAAGGCTAATGTATTCGATAAGCAGTTTGAGTCCATTTACGACACAGTTCTTGCCAAGCACGAGGGTTCGTTTCAGAAGGTTGGAGTTTTGTCGGTTGAACAAGCAACTCTCAAGATCCCACTCAACACTTCGGCCGGCTTTACGTTCCCAGGAAAAAAGAAAGGAGAGGTTTTGGAGGAGGCGTGCGCTGCAGTTTATGCCATGATCGAAAAGTGGAAGCGTGGAGAGAAGGTGGAACAGATTCCTTGCAAGTTGGCCCTTCGTGGTCATTTGTCGCCTGTTGATGAAGTCAAGACCAGATGTGTTTGGGTGGCGCCTGTTGAGCACGTCATCCTTGAGAACATGTTTTTCCGGGGCTTCTACCACCAAATTTTCGCAGGACTACATCACCAAAGATTGTTCATGACGGGAAAGGATACGATTTCCAGACTTAACAGATATCTCGACGAGGATCCGGATTCTAGTTTCGTTAACACGGACATCAGCGGCTGGGACAATCTACGGTGTCGCTTTTTATTGAAGGACATTTTCTACAGAGTTTTGCGACCTAATATGAGACTGACGGAGCCATGGCATGAGCTCGCTTTCGAATATATCGTCGACGCTTTCATCTTCACCTATCTTCTCTTCCCCGACGGCTCGGTTTTCAAGAAACTTGGCGGTGTTCCAAGTGGTTCTTTCCTCACACTAATTATCAATTCAATCGCCGTGGACACAGTTCTTACTTCATGTTTGACAGAGCTCGCAGTTCCATTTCACGACAAAAGAGTACTCGGAGACGATTTCAGCTACAAGATGTTGAGAATCGAGGATTTAGATTTAGACTTCCACGTGCAGGATGTCTCGCAATGCGTTTTGGACCGGTTCGGACTTGTCATCAAGCCAGAGAAGGTCGTTGCCACAAACGTAGTTCGCGATCGAAAATTCATTGGTTATCAGATCAGAGCAGGAAAACTTTTCCGAGAAGATCGTGAACTGTTACTTGGGATGCTTCACCCTGAAGGGCCGGTGGATGACCTAGCTATTTCCTTTACTAGGGTATTCGCCTTTATGCTCATCGGAGGGTTTAACAGTGTTGTTTGCAAGGAGTTCTACGAGCGCTATATTGGAGGATACAAGGCATCTTTTGATGAGATAGGTCCTGATTTGTTTTCCCAGGATGTTATGAGGCATGGCAATCTTCGAGTTTTCAAGCACGTCTTCAAGGTCGATTTGGAGGAATTCGAAACTTTTAGTTTAGATGATTTTCGTTCACTCTTTACAAACAAGGTGCCTTTCTTTTTAACTTTTGGGAGTCGGTTTTTACTGAATAAATAACAGGG